TTGGTAAACTTAAAGAAACACAGGATCCGTTGACCACTGGCATGACCGGTGCTACCAGAGCCGCCCAACAGATGGCTATAATGTTTGAAGATGAATTATTACCTTTATTAAAAACTTACGCTCAAACAACCAAAACACTCAATGAAGGTATGAAAACGTTCATGGAGTATATCACTGGACGAAAACAAACTACAACTAAAAACGAAACTCTTAAATCACAAATGCTAATGGGTGGAGTTGACGTTAGAACAAATAGACCATTAACTCGTGAAGAACTGATAGCACTTAGAGAGCATGGTACTATACCTGAACTAAAAGAAAGAACAAGTAAAGTAGGAAAAGCAGAAGGTGGTATATCATCTGGACCAGTCAGTGGATATACAGAAATCCTACATGGTACTGAAGCAGTAGTTCCACTACCAGACAATAGATCAATTCCGGTTAGTTTGGACAGCAGTACATTAACAGCCGCAGTTCATCAGCAGAGCAGTCTTTTAACCGAAATACTGAGAGCCATGAAAGACGGTAACAGTTTAACATCACAAATAGTACAGAACAGTTATTAGGCCGATAAATACTGTAAACTTATATAAGAGAAAACAATATGGCAGGTTGGAAAAAGTACTTCAAATCGGCAACTGGCGGACTAATGAGTCCATTGGGCAATGGAAACCAAAACTCAACAGTTGACCCAGGATACGCAAACTTCGCAAGTAAACTACCAGAAGTCTACATTGGGCATCCAAATCGTACAGAACGTTACAATCAATACGAACAAATGGATCAGGATTCAGAAATTAATGCCGCTCTAGATATCATAGCAGACTTTATGACGCAGGAGAGCAACGACAACGGCACTCCGTTTGACATCTTCTTTAAGGACAGACCAACTGACCATGAAATACAGATTCTTAAAGACCAATTACAACAGTGGTGTACAATTAACCAATTTAACAAGAGAATATTCAAACTTGTACGCAATACCTTAAAATACGGTGATCAAATATTCTTGCGTGATCCAGAAACATTTGAATTGTTTTGGACAGAAATGTTTAAAGTGACCAAAGTCATTGTTAATGAAGCAGAAGGTAAAGACCCTGAGCAGTACTTGATTAAAGATATTAATCCAAACTTCCAAAATTTAACATCAACATCTGTCAGTGCCAGTGACACTTACATCAATCATCCACAGGTAGGTGGACCAAATGGTAGTTACGTACAACCAAATGTTCCATACAGTGGTGGCAGTAGATTCCAACAGTCACAGAATGAAGCCGCAATTGATGCAGAACACGTTGTACATTTAAGTTTAACTGAAGGATTAGACATTAATTGGCCTTTTGGTAACTCAATATTAGAATCAATTTTTAAAGTATTCAAACAGAAACAGTTGTTAGAAGACGCTATTTTAATCTATCGTATACAACGTGCACCAGAAAGACGTGTGTTTACCATTGATGTAGGTAACATGCCTAGCCACATGGCCATGGCCTTTGTTGATCGTATCAAAAATGAAATACATCAAAGACGTATTCCTACACACACAGGTGGTGGACAAAGTATGATGGATGCTACATACAATCCATTGTCTACTAACGAAGACTACTTCTTCCCTGTAACAGCAGACGGGCGTGGGTCTAAAGTTGACACATTACCAGGCGGTCAAAACCTAGGTGAAATTGATGACTTAAAATACTTTAATAACAAACTAGCACGTGGTCTTAGAATTCCTAGTTCATATCTCCCATCAGGACCTGACGAAAGTGAAAGAACATACAATGATGGTAGAGCAACAACTGCATTAATCCAGGAATGGAGATTTAACCAATACTGTAAAAGACTACAGGCAATGATAGTTGACAAATTAGACACAGAATTTAAGATGTTTATGCGTTGGAGAGGTATTAATATTGATGGATCAATGTTTGAACTTAAATTCAATGAACCACAAAACTTTGCCAAGTACAGACAAGCAGAAGTTGACTCAGCTAGAATTGCCGCATTTACACAGTTAGAGCAAACACCATACCTTTCAAAACGTTTCTTGCTTAAACGTTATCTAGATCTTAACGAAGAAGAAATGAAAGAAAACGAAGAAATGTGGGCAGAAGAGAATGATGCAGAAACAACAGCACCTGAAGCAGGATTAAGATCGGTAGGAGTAACGTCTGCAGGAATTCAACAAGACCTAGATAACTTTGAACCAGCACCAGAACCTGAAGCAGGAGAAGAACTAGCAGAGCCAGGAGCACCAGGTGCAACACCCCCAACACCAGAAGAACCTGCTCTATAGGTAAATAACATTATGCAGATATTTGAAATGTTTAATGAAAATCCAAAAGGTTATGCTTCTGAGAAAGAAGATAATTCTACACCAACATTAAAAGATCTTCGTAAAACAAAGTTAACATTAAGACAAATCAATAGACTACGTATCATGAATGACATAAGAAAGTTAGAACATGAAACTAAGGTAGATGCAATCAAAACACAGTACAAATCTACTGCATCAGAAGAATCAGCACTATAAATCCACAAAAATCACCAAAAAACGTCATAATTAACCAGTAATATGATATTTTTATTAAATACATAACATACGTTATAACCGGTGTATAAAGATTTCAAATTTTTAATTATAATTAAAACTAAGAAGGAGTTCATGACATGAACAAATTTGAACAATTGATCGAGCATATCATTAACGACGAAAATGACGAAGCTCGTGATTTATTTCATAATATCGTGGTTGAAAAATCACGTGACATCTACGAAAGTTTAATTGACGAAACTGACATTCAGGAAGTTGAGCAAACTGAAGAAGCCGAAGAAACCATTGACCAAATTGAAGACGAAGTACTTCAAGACGAAGAAGGTATTTCTGAAGAAGAGGAAGAAGGCGAAGAAGGCGAAGAAGAAATGGAACTTGATGCTGAAGAAGCACCAGATGCTGAAGAAGCAGAAGAAGAAGAACTTGAAGATCGAGTAGTTGATCTTGAAGATGCTTTAGACGAATTAAAAGCAGAATTTGACGCATTAATGGCTGGTGAAGCAGAAGAGCCAGAAATGCCTGCAGAAGAGCCAGAAATGGAAATGCCTGCAGAAGAAATGATGGAAGAGTCTGATGAAGACGAAACAGTTGAAGAATCTAAAGATGAAGAAATTGAAGAGTCTGAAGAAGTTGTAGAAGAAGCTGAAGAAGTTGAAGAAGCTGAAGAAACAACTGAAGATGCTGAAATTGTTAAAGAGTATAAAGAAAAAGCACCAGCACCTAAAACTTCAGAAGAAGGTGCTCACACACATTCACCAGTAGCGGCTAACAGTGGCGCAAAAGGTGCTGAGGCTAAGCCACAGCAATCACATGGTGAGGAAAAAGGTGCTCCAACTCCTAAATCAGAAAAAATGACTGATGCTGATACGAAAGCACAGCCACTTAAAAAAGTTTAATAGGAAACTAAGATGGCATTATATCTTAAAGAGAACTTGACTTTTGATGCGGCTAGGATGGAAGTCTTAACCGAAGAAACAAAAGACGGCAAAAGCAAGGACTTATACATGAAAGGTATCTGCATTCAAGGTGGTGTTAAGAACCACAATGAACGTGTATACCCAGTTAACGAGATTGCCGATGCTGTTTCCCAACTTAATGAACAAATCACTGGTGGCTACTCTGTTTTAGGCGAAGTAGACCACCCAGATGATTTAAAAATTAACTTAGACCGAGTCAGTCACATGATCACAGAAATGTGGATGGATGGACCAAACGGCTATGGCAAATTAAAGATTTTACCAACTCCAATGGGTCAGTTAGTTAAGACTATGTTGGAAAGTGGTGTGAAACTAGGTGTCAGTTCTCGTGGTAGCGGAAACGTGAACGAGGGTGACGGCAAAGTTAGTGACTTCGAAATAGTCACAGTCGATGTAGTTGCACAACCTAGTGCACCAAATGCGTATCCAACAGCGATTTACGAAGGACTGATGAATATGCGTGGGGGACACAAGGTATTCGAAATGGCACGTGAGGCCAGTGCAGATCAAAAAGTACAGAAGTATTTGGCAAGTGAGGTAACTCGCTTGATCAAAGATCTTAAAATTAAATAGGAGATCACGATGTTAGATGCTATCAAACCATTGTTAGATAGTGGCATCATTAATGAAGAGACCCAAAGTGCTATCAACGAGGCTTGGGAAACTAAATTAAATGAAACCAGAGAAGAAGTTCGTGCTGAATTGCGTGAAGAATTCGCTGGTCGCTACGATCATGACAAGAAAGTAATGGTTGAAGCTCTGGACAAAATGGTTACTGAATCACTCACCGCTGAACTTAAAGAGTTTGCCGATGAGAAACAGGCTCTAGCAGAAGATAGAGTGAAGTTTAAAGCTCAAATGATGGAAAATTCAGAAAAGTTTAATAATTTTTTAATTACTAAATTAACTGAAGAAATCAAAGAGCTACGTAAAGATCGCAAAACTCAAACTGAAGCAATCGCTAAGTTAGAGAAATTTGTTATCAGTGCGTTAGCTGAAGAAATCAAAGAGTTTGATCAAGACAAGAAAGCAGTAGTTGAAACGAAAGTTAAACTGGTTGCCGAAGCAAAATCTAAACTTGATGAACTTCAAAAAGCGTTTATTAAACGTTCTGCTAAACTTGTTAAAGAGTCAGTTACTAATAATCTGGGCTCAGAATTAGCTCAACTAAAAGAAGACATTCAAACTGCTCGTGAGAATATGTTTGGTCGTCGCCTATTTGAAGCATTTGCTAGTGAATTTGCTGGTACTCATTTAAATGAGAACAAAGAATTTGCTAAACTTCAAGCACAGATCGAAGAGAAAGAACTCGAACTTGCTGAAAGTAAAAAAGCAATCGCTGAAA